CGTCGTCTTTAGACTCTTCGGCCTTAAGGCCTTTAAGAAGCTCGACTAAACTCACGTTGCTAAGACCCTCCGTTACTGGAGTGTCTTTTCCTAGTTTTGTAGCTAGCGCGATAATGCTAACTATTAAAGCTTTGTTACTTGCCATAACTCATCCTCCTCCGGATTAGATCAACGTATCTAAACACCCGAAAGTGTCGATAGCTGTAGGGATTAAAAGTGGGCGTGTGCCCGCTTGTACAAATAGTGTCTCTCCGTCTTCAGTGATCCACGCGTTATTCTGGATATCGAAACCGCTACCCGGGATACTCGTACGACTAACTAACTGAGACGGTACACGTGGGTCTAACACGTTAGAGATTCTAGGGATCCCGCCGAAAGTAGCGTCTAGTCTACCCGCCGAAGCACGTACCACGACTTTATCGTCTGGGATGTACTGGAGTAAGTTACCAGTCTGAGGATCTTTATACTCACCGTCGTAAGTCCACACATCCAGTTTATAGTTACCTATCTCTACCACACCGCGATAAATTCCGCCATCGCCCATACGATCCATAGGTACGATTCCGTTACCCTCGATACGTCTGTTATCAAAACGCGCTAAAACCGCATCGTCTGAGATGAATAATTCGTAAGAACCTTCCCCCATCATTAACATATCCGGTGTACGCTTACCGTCTGACTTAATAACCCTACAGAGACCTAGTAAGTCCGTTATCTTAGTAGATGAGGCATTGTCCCACGCTACCGCTGCATTAGGGAAGTGTGTTACTTTCGGCTTATAATCGATAACATATATCGCTACGCCGTTCTCATCTGTAAGAGTCACTGTACCCGTCGTTAAAACTTGGCTCGCTTGCACCTCGATAGCGCGTAGAATCTTTTTAAAGATCTTAGAGCTAATCTTAATACCACGTGCTATAGCGTTAGCTATAAAGTCTACCGACTCAAAAGGGTCTTCCCCCGCGTTACGTGTGATAAGAGTAAGCGCGTTTACGGATCCCTTCTCTTTATGAATAGGAGGCGTGAAAGTCTTATTTGTATAGATATTAGACTCGTTATTACGCGCGCCAGCACTTAGATCCTGAACCGCGATAGAGATGTCCTCGTCTTCGCGCTCGATGTCGATTTCCACCTCTGCCGAGTTATGGAAGTTCTCTCTAGGGGAGCGAAACTGCCCCGCTAAAAATAAGGTTACATCTGCCGCCTGTTTGTAGGCTTCTAGCATTACTTTTGTTACTTTTCCACTCATGGTAAACCCCTTATTGGTTATCTAAAATACTGAGCTCTGCAACGTTTTCCGCCACAATGCCATAATCACGTAACTGGTCCACGATACTGTCTGTAACAGTGCCTCCAGCGTCAATAACAAGTCTCTCGCGTACTACACGCCCAGAGATCATCGGTCTAGCTGCAACATCCGCCGCACCCGTAGTCGTAATGTCGTAAGTCAATACCATTAATGGAACCTGCGCTCCACCTGTACCGTCTACTGCGAAAATAACTACTTTTCCGTCTGCTGCCACTGTCATAGTCGCAAAGTCCGCTACTGCAAAGTCCGCTACTGTTCCCTCTAGAACTGTAAACGCTAGTCCCCCTACTTCGAAGTCTGTCGTACCGCCGTCTGCGACCGTTAACGTTAACTCCGTAGCTACGATAGCGCCGTTAGGGTCTTCGAGTTTAAATACTCCCCCGTTAACTACCGCCGCCGTACACGTAAGAACATACGCGCCCACGATAGGCACTACTGGGCCCGCTGCAACTACAGAAGCCGAGATAGTTCCTGACCCTGTACCTGTGAAGGCTGAGGCTGTTACCGCGTCCGCTACTTGTTTACGTGCAAGGATTGTACCTTCTACGTAAGTGTCCGCACCCGGAAACGATAAGATCTCATCGTCGTGGATAGCGTTAGCTAGGATAACTGTACCCTGATCTACATTTTCGATTACTAAATTAGCCATTGTCCTGTACCCCCGTTAATTCTGCAAGTGCTTTCGCTACTGCGTCGTCTTGTGTGTCTGCGTCGGCTACTACGGGAGTATTGATATCTCCAGGAGCTTCATCACCACGAGCCTCGGCTGCGTTTTTATTCATGCCCGCAGCCATGTAATTAGCGTTTACTTTAGCGCTGAACTCTGCGCCATCTTTGATACAGCCTATCGCTAGTTTAATATCTCCAGAGGCTTCGCCCATAGTGATGTGGGCTTCTACACGCTCTCTCTCTTGGTTAACTCCAGCTTCTACCGCTTCAGCGTATATCGCTGGGTGTTCTGCTTTTAGTGCTTTAAGATCCATAATTGGTCCCCTGTCATTTTTCCCGCCCTGTGCGGGTTCTGTTTGAGAGGTGTTTCCACCTCCACCGTTTTTATGCCATTTAGCCCTGTACCTTTCGATATGAGCTTGAACCTTAGGGCGGTCGGCATCCGGAATGTTAGCGAGCTGATCCTCCGCGGCTTTTAAACCTTGGATATTAGCCACCATCTTACCGTCTACGATATCCGCAAATAGTATACCAGATGCCCCAGACTCTTCTGAATTGTACCACAAAAAAGCTTCTTTTGCGGAACTTACTCTCTCGGCTGCCGCTCGTTCGTCCCACGGTGCGTCTACCACCGCGAGGTCTTGGAACTGTGTAGGATCTCCCTCATCGGCGGAAGCGCCCCCCGTTTGTACGCTGTCGATCATACCTATGGACAGCGCGTCTGGCTGGTCCTTATCTGGGTCCTGAGCTATGAATATACCACCCTTACCGAAGTTAGCTATAACGTCCGCTTCTGTAGTGTCACGCCCATCCGCTACGGCTTTGATAAATACCCGTTCCATAGCGTTGATCTGTTCTTGTATCAGACTGCTACCGCGTTCTGTAGTAGCGTCCGGAGCTTTGTCTGGTGCGTTCTTGGAGACGATACGGATCTTTTTAACACCCTCTCGCTCCATAGCCCCGGAAAAGTCCAGCCCAGCCATAATCACACCGATAGAGCCCGTTACCGCTAGCGGAGACATAGCTACAATAGAGTCCGCTGCTGTAGCTAAGTGATATCCAGCCGATGCGATCATCCCGTGATTTTCAGCTATTACGTTTTTAATAATTGCTAGACGCTCGATAGCTTGTCGTGCTTGATCCATCCCGTCTACTGTCCCGCCGGGTGTACTCATAACTAGTATAACGGTGTCTATAGACGCGTCGTTCTTTAGATCTTCCATGGCGGATATAATCTCGTTATACCCCGTACCCCCGAATCCAAAGAAACGAGCTAAGGGGCTAGGACCCGACGGAGATAACGGGCCTTTAATATCCACGTAGGCCGTGTTACTACCCTCTCTACGTGAGATGATAACATTCTCTTCGTTACCGAAACGGTCAAGCGCTAAGACTCTATCTTCATGCGAGGCGTTCTCTAGTCTAGATAGGTATTGGTCGGTAAATGCCGGATCCATTGCATATAATTGCATCTATACAGCCCCCTCTAACCATCCGAACCAAGTACCCGCTATTGTGGCGCCTTTATCGGTGGTAGTCCGCATCGCTATGATAGTTCCTTCTTTAAATATGAAGGGGGTCGGGAAATTATATCCTATTCCTCCATCTTGCGCTCCGATGCTACCTTGTGATATAAATATAAAAGGCGAGGTATATTGGTGTGTATCTAACTCAGTGGCTACTAGCTCGATCTCTGTAGTGGCTGCTGCCGTACCACTGTTCGAGCTACCTAGCGCTCCCATTATTATCGCTCTTTTCCCATTCGGAACCATTCTAGCGGAAGAACTCTCCCTCTCTTGGCCGGCTACGATAAGCGCGTATATCTCGGTGGCCGTACCCGCTTTATATGCGCTTATGTTACCTACAGCCGCCGAAGCCGTACCCGCTGTTAAAACATGCATTTCTTGAATAAATCGTACACCGGACAATTGCCCCGTTACAGGAGTAACCCCCGTAAGTGTGATACTTGTAACTTGGGGATCTAAATTCGCATCTAGATAATGCACTTCGATAGTCCCTAGCCCCGTACCGGCTACATTGTCCGCGGCGTTAGAACTTACGAAAGTAATATCCTCTCCTATTGTCTGATTAGGGAATTTAAAAACTCCATCTCCCCAAATAATATTCTTAGTTACTGCACCAGCCGCTATCAAACGTCCGACACCTCCGAAAGGAATTACCCCCTGTACACGTCCACGTGCTATTTCTAACCCTAGATTTTGTACAGTGGCCATGGGCCCATTAAAACTTGTTATCATATTAACTCTCCTCTTCTGTGTCTATATCTGAGCTAGATTCTAGCTCGCTATTTTCGTCTCGGATTAGCCCCGCGTTGATTAGTGGCTGTAAGGCCTCTACCAACTGGGTATTCTCATTAACTAGCTGCTGTGTGACCTTGGAGTACTTCTGCCCTGTAAGCTCTCTAGCCGCTCTATCTCTGGTTATCCAGCCCTCACCTACAAGTTCCTTATAAGCCCTTACCTCTTTTAACAGATCTACACTCGGCTTAATCGCTCCGGCCCAGTCTGCTAAAACCCACGCGCCAAACTTGTCCCACTGCGCTGGATCTCTCCAAGCAGATAGAAGCCCGTCCGCTTTCGTATTGCCTTGTAGTACATCTGAGATTAAAAAGTCCTGATAAATAGGAGAACAGAACTCCTCCCCGAATCCAGCTCGCATTCGGTCTAGGTACATCTTAAACTCATTAACCGCTCCACGGCTTGCCGAGTAGTTACTCGAGAAAGCGAGTGTAAGTACTTCTGGGGGGACTTCATTAGCCCATGCTACTGCATTTATGATTGAAGCCTCAAAGACCCCAAAATTCACATTCGGTCGTTTAGTATCGTAGCTTGTAGGCTTTTCCCCTACCTGTAGCTCTTGCATAACCATACCCGGCATATTAGAGGAGAATGTCACGTCTTTTCTTCCTCTAGAGTCGTTCTGCGTCTCGACGGTGTCATTACGAACCGCCCCGCCTGTCATAGGTAGAGACCCCATCTTGTCCTCTGTCTTCTCTACCCACATAGCGATCATGGAATTAACTACCGCGGCTCTCTGCTCCGAGTCTCTGTAGCGGTCTACTTCTTTTAGTGACTGGATAACAAGTGCTAAGAGTGACTGCCCGCGTACCTCATCTAGCAGACGCTCTGTCCCGTAAAGGAGCCATGCTTGCTTACGGCCTGTACGTGCTCCGTATGCTAATACTCTTTTATGCGCGCCTGTCTCCTGTTGGATAAAGAAAGCCACATGATTACCGATGGAGTCTAACTCTACGCCGTGCTCTACCGTGTTGCCTCTCCCTCTTACTGCCCGTATCTCTTTGTCTGTTTCTGGGTCCGTTACGTGCCCCGCGTCGATTAGATCTACTGTGGGAAGCCCTACAGAGTTCTGCCTAAGTACTACAAGTACATCTCCAGACACTAGCGCCATCATTCGGGCCTGTCTCTGTATCGCGCCGAAGGTATTAAGCTTTTTATAGTCGCATACCTCTCTAAGGCTGCCCCATATAGAGAAACGTCTCTCCGTATTCTCTGACCATTTAGCTAGGTCCTCTTTAGACATACCTAAAATCTCAGTATCCGGAGTGGCTTCTAGCGCTAGGCCTTTATTAATCTCGTTAGTAAGGAGTCTACGGACGAGACCACGTGCATACAAATTCTCTGTGAATAGTTGTTTTGATCTTAAGCGGAGTGTGTAGTAATCTACTATTTCATAATCTTTAGTAAATCCGAACCCGCCCGCGAACTTGTCTCCATTCCACGAGCTTCCGCCCCCACCTACGAAGTCATTAAGTGCGTTAACGTCCATAATCGGAACTTTCGACTCGAGTACGGGTGCCGCTTGGGGCTCTGCTGCGGGTATGGTGTCCGTGGGTAAGTACGTACCTGTGTATCCATTGGCCATAGCTACCATGCGGGCCTCGATACTATCGACCCGTTACCGGTGCACCTAGCTTCTAGTACTACGAGCTGGTTATACAGACCCTCGATAGTCTTCTGGAGTGAGGCTAAATCTAATTTAGTTACTTTCTGTACGGACTGGCCTGTGTCTAAAGTATAGGACTGTATACCCCCATTAGCAAGTGCCGAAGAGGCCGTCTCGTAAGCTATGATCTGGGCTTGGATAGTGCTGATCCTATTTTGTAGAAACGTATTACACGACATATCTTACCCCCTCTTATAGGATTTAATTGCAATAGTATAGCATATAATCCGTTAATCTTTAAAGTAAAGTTTCTCGTTTTCTATATAATCCCAGAATACAGGCCAGTCTATAGTCTCTAGTTTAAAGTGCTGTATGCAGATGATCCACGCCATTATCTCTACTCCCGCATGGCCGTAGACAAGTAAATCCCATAACTCATTACGCGCGTTACCCGGGCGGTGCCAATAGTACGTGGTATTACCCTTCTCGTCTTGTCGTTCTCTTCTTGTCTCCACAGTAAGCTCTTTTAGTTGCTTGTCTGTTATGTCCACAGGTGTGTTAAAGTGGTAGGCCTTCTGCCCGCCGTCGCCCTCGGTCCACTCTCTACGGAGTACGGGGGCTAGACGGTCCTTATAGTGATCTACTAGAATCCTGTAACCCTTGGTGCCTGACTGCGTAGTAAACTCGGAGAACTCTTTGATAGCCTGATTCTTAGCCGGACGGTCGCGCCCTAGTATCGGGTACACCCCAGACGCGTAGTCCTGACAGAACGTAGTCACGGTATCATTAGCGTACCCGGCATCGACTAGCGTTAGAGCTATTTTGTACTTTTTCCCGTCGTCTGCTACGAATTCGGTCTCCTCTATAAGCGCACGGAGTCGTCCCCACACTGGACTACTTATCTCGCTACAGTCATCCTCGTCCCCTGCTACTTCGTAGCGGTCATACGTGATTATATACGGCTTCGCGTCACGAGTCCATCCCATTACGGAAACGGCTAAATTCTTCTTATGTACATCGACCTGACATGTAAGAAATAAAATCGGAGAGCCGGAGTGCTGCGCTGCGTACCCGTTCGGTATTTGGCCGAGACGGTACACCGCTCGCCTATGAGCTGATACACTCGTAAAGCGGATCTTAGAGCCCATGATCTCGAACGGCTCAGCGAGTACGTTATTATAAAAAACTTGATACGCCGATATGTCCTTGACCTTCTGCTCCTTGTCGTCGTACGCTTCTAGATACTCCGACACTAGAGACGACCATGGCGCCATACCGATAGGGCTATAGAACGCCGGTAAGTGGTACGAGCGTATGCCCGGCTCGGCTGGTCTAGCTGTGGGCTTCCAGTACGCTCCATGGTCTGCGGAAAATAGTTTCTCCTTGTCATGCTCGCGGTGTTCATGTCCACACTTTCTACAGCAATAACGTACCGAGTCTAGATCTAGTGTGCCCTCTTCCATGTCCCACTTAAAGCCGCCAATTAACCCAGTTTCTTTGTCTTCTTTCTTCCAGCGTAGCTCCTGAGAGAGACCGCATCCTAGACAGTTAACCATATATCTACGCTGGTCTCCGCGCTTGTACGCCTTCTCTATCTTGGAGTGGCTTTTTATCAGTGGCGTAGATCCTCGGAATATCTTACGCCTATCCCAGTAACCCTTACAGCGTCCATCGCTTAGTTTATCCGGGTCTCCATCTTTTCCAACGGTATCCGGCCACGCGTCTATCTCATCTTTCATCATAACCGCGATAGAAAAAGACCTCATCTTATCGGCGGTCTTAGCCCCGAATGGTACTAGATACGAGCCTCCCGCGAATTGCACGTGATTAGCTGTCTTACCGGTCTTACGGCTGTTCCCCTCATCGCTCGAGCGTATGATATGCCCTAGCTCTGACTGGTTAAACATCGGTAAATAGTTATTTTCTATACGCGCCTTAGCTAGCTCCTTATCTGCCGTTATGTACATCATCGGGAGAGTTTTAATATGTGCGGCGAAGTAAAGCGTAACAGACTCGAGCATAGTGGAGTATGTGATCTGTACACCCTTTTTAAGATTTACCTCTCGTACTGGGCTGTTAATATCCGCGCAGTCGATTATCTCTCGCATAAACGGGTTAACGTCGTAGCGGATGTAGCCGGGTATAGAAGTTACAGACTCGGGGAGGTATCGCGTGGCCTCGTTAAAGTCGGACGGCTTGATGTGCTCCACGTGGTCGGTAAGTAGCTCGACCTCATCGGCGAGCCAGTCGGCTCCTACGTCCTGTAGCTTAGACATTCTTAAGCGCCTTAGTTATTCGAGATTTCATCGGTCGGATAAACGACGTCATCTGATCCGCTACAAAAATCTCTATCTCTTCGACTGTGCGTCCGGCTTGGTGCATGGCCACACTTCTACGCGCTATCGTTTTCGCGCCGTCCGTCAGTAGCTTAGTATGTGCGGAGTCTATCGGGTCGAGTACTCCTACCTTTACGAGATCACGGCTGACGAGCTCGCCTCGCGTCTGTGCATTTTTTAGACGCTTCTCGTTAATCGCCTCGATCTCTTTAGTAGACTTTAGCCACTCCACGAACCGGTATTCCGTTCCGAACATCTCGATAATGTCGCCTAGCGTGGTGGTTAAAAAAGTACTTAGGTACTCGGGTATCTCTAGTCGAGGCTTATACGGGTCTTGATTTTTACGAGTGTCTGCCGCGGCTCTATGACCACGTGGTTTTAGTGTGGGCTCTTGTATCGGGGCTTTAGTGCTGGGTAGTGTTAGGCTCGGGGTCTCACCCTTCGAGGGTACCACTCCGTTAATCTTCATAGTGTCTAAAATTCTTTTGGCCCTGTCAAAGCCCACCTTGTGCGCCCTCTGTATATTTGTAGCGGAGTATCTGCCACTCCGGGCGCATGCCTCGACGGCCATTTGATACAGCGGGTCGATTCCCTCCGCCGGCGCTTGAATGGTTTTAGCTTCTATGTACGCGATAGCTACCGGGTGGTCCGCGTCTATTTTTTTGCCTACTACGGCAGCCTTAAGACTGGTCGTAGACACCTTGGTTACGCTGCTCGGGTTGACCCCCGCCATTTTTGCGAATTCTGATTTACTTATTAAATTTTTTCCCATGGCCGTAGTATATCACAGTTTCCGCCTCGGGGCAAACAGGGCAAAAAAAGTCGCTTTTAGTGCGAGGGGCGCCCGACACAATCAAAAC